ATTTCTTTATTTTGAAAATTGTGTTTTAGAACATTAAAAGTGTATGCTCCCTAACTGCTTTTGTAGGAAGGTTTATGATGCTCCTTTTAGTGTTTTATTACATGAACCAAAAATAGTAATGTTCGTCTCGAAGTTCATAACCTTGTGTTAGTTATTAGAGATATTTCTGATCCTTAACTTACGTCTTAAGACGTTTGTTCGCGAAGGCTGCGAAAAAGCCCGTATATTTTGATGTCGTCGAAAAACCTTTTTACTTCGTTTGATTATGTAAAAAGTACGTACCACTATATATGAGGCCCTTAAATCCTATTTAGGATTGGAACGAGGGGTGTAAATACCGGAGAGACACCGGAAACAGTTCCAGAAATCAAACACCACTTGTGGTACTAGGTGCGGTGCCATATTTTAAGTGTTAAGCATTACTAAGAAACAACTTAAGGGGACTAACTCGCCTAAAAAGAGTTACAAACGTGAGAAGCTCTTTAGAACTAATCACGATCAACGCGTAAACAGGCAGTTGCAGAAATTAAAATCTGTGACTCTTGACTTGGTTAGGAAACTCAAATCTGAACACAAATATGATACTATTCTTTCTGAAAAGTTTGTTCCACAGAGCACTGATTGTCTACCAGATTTTGTACAAGAAAAATTTGTTCCTGTCATTGTTTGGTTAAAAGAAAATGAAGAATGCTCTGAAGATGAACTTTTCGATAGGATAGATGAATTTCACGAAACTCTTGATTTTAGTGATAGAGTTGAAGTTACTTATTATTATCAGAGAACTTGGTTGTTTGACTATTTATCTTTTGGTAGATGGTACGAACATCCATTCTTTAATAATGTTCGTGATATCATAGAACGACCTTTTCCAGCTAGTAATGAAAGAATGCCTTATGAATATGCCTTTGCTTGTCTTGTTCCTGAAGCGATTAATCCACAATCTACTGATTGGGCAAATCCTTTTGTCTATTTCAAGAAAGGTTGTGAAAAGATTCTTAATATTGCCCGGCTTATCATACGAAGTGTGATGGCCACTGCAACTGTGGGTGAATCATTGAGTATGATAGCCCAAAATTTACAGTTTGTTACTGAAAAGGTTCAAGTAGTTATTGATATGTTTATGGCAGTTGTTGATAAATTGAAAGTCCCTAAAAAGATTATTCAAGCTTACCTTACGGCTTTTGGAACATGTATTATGGTCCATGCCCTGAGTAATTTGTACCTTGGAAACGTTTTGTGGAAGAATATCTTCATTTCGTTGAGTTTAATCTTAACAGCTCATATGTTTTCTGAAAAGTACAATCTCAAGGCAGATTTTGATAATATTGTTTCATTTGCATGGAAGATTATTACTCGTTTTAATGTTTCTATTCCTCAGGGAGAGAATCAGAAAGATGAAGATGATCTTTTGAAAAGAGGCTATGTTCTTGTAGCCAATTTTATATCTAGTACATTCTCACAATGGGATATTACTAATAAGGTGGATTGGATGTCTGGAAAGGCGAAAAAGTTTTTCCAATTTAGGGATAAATGTTTATCATTATCTGATCATTTCAGAGACATGATGGAATGGATCCAAATTGTCATTGATAAGATAATGACATATTTTGGGTGGAGTCCAGGTGACTTTATCTTTTTGAGTACCAATAAAGCCCGATTAGATACGCTTAGAGGTGAAATTCATAAAATGATAAAGGAGATTGATAAATCTACTTTTGAATATGATAGCACTTCTTATGCTATGCTAGAGGCTTTAGATAGAGAGTATAATGCTATCCTAAAAGAGATACCTAGGAGTGATCTTACTTCTAGTTATGTTGGTGTCACATTAAGAGCTGTTGCTAATTCAATTGAGACTATTAGGAGACTATTTAGAGTCAAAGGTTGGAACGTTCAAGGTTCTAAACAAGAACCTGTTCCATTGATGATTTATGGTGCTTCTTCAGTTTTTAAATCAAACATTATCAAGTATCTTTCGTCAGTACTTGTTAAGTCCATTCTCCCACGAGATAAACTACGCAAGCCTGATTTTGATGTTGAAAAATATGTCTATGCTAGGAATCCTGCACAGGAATACTGGGATGGATATACACCTGAGAAATTAGTCTGTCTTTTTGATGACTTTGGACAAATGCGAGATAATGCGACTGGAGGAGTGTCTGAGGGCCTTGAAGCAATTAGATGCATTAATGGATTTTCGTATCCATTACATATGGCATCATTAGAAGAAAAGGCGAATACATTCTTCAATTGTCAATTTGTCGTTGCAACAACGAACACTAGGAATCCACAGTTCCAGAGTATTACTCATATGGATGCTTATAAAAGGCGGTGGACTCACTTTTATGAACAAGAGATTCGACCAACTTATTTGAAGGATACTTCAGACCGTTCATCGAGAAATGTCAATTATGACCTTTTGAGGAATAATCCGTTGGATCCTGCTCATGTTACACCTTCTGTTGTCTGGTTTCATAAACTAGATAAAGAAGGCGTTAGAGTTGGTGATCCACCAATTGGTTTCGATGAGTTAGTTGCAATTTTACTCGAGGACTGGATTCAAAAATCTAGAATTTTTAAAAATGATGGTATTCAGATGCAGTCGCTATCGGATATGGTAGCTGAGAATTTAAAACAGAGTAATCCTTTTCTTCCTCAAGGTGAAGATCTTGACGGCGAAGAGGAAAGCTCTCTTATTAAACCGGATACCACATATGTATGGAGACCACAAACATGGCTTGAGTATATTGTAGGTGTCTTTCGAAGGGCATACTCTAGTTATAGAGAAGGCACGGAACATTACGTCAACAATCAGTTTGATGAGACATTGGCGTGGACTAGGAGAAGGTGGTTTAGAGATATGCAACCATTACGTGTTGATAAGCTTGTTGGATCACAATCTGCGTGGTGGTTTAGTGGTTTTAAATTTTTAAAACATACCACTGCACTTAGTTCCTGTGTTATTAATCTTTTGAAAGATGGTTTAGGTGACTTAGCTGATCGTCTTGTATCATGTAAAGGTGAACTTGATGCTCTTGAGGTGAAATGGACCAGCTTAACAGTTGAATATCCGATCTTAGATTGGATTGAATTTGTTATTAAAGCTTCTGCTTTTCTTGGATTAACAACCCTGGCCTTTACTTGGTTTTTGGGAAGTAAGTCTGAGAAGAAGAAGAGTGAAGCAATTGAACCTCAAATGCTGAGTACTTATGATCCTAATGGAAAACAAATTATAGATTCTATAGTTAATAAGAATTTGTTGGCTATGGAGTCACCATTGGGCCTTGGTAGAGTTCGGGTGCAAGGACATGTTCTCGCAATAAAAGAGAATATTATCCTAGTGCCCTGGCATTATGGTATAGCGTTACAAAAGAAACGAGACCAATCTCACTTAGGTGGTAGTCTTGTTAGGTTCTATAATTTTAGTAGGACTATAAATGTTTCATGTACCGTCGATGATATTGTTGGTCAGTGGGAGCATGCAAATGATCTCACTGATGAATATTATAAGAGGGAATTTTTCCCTGTAAGACTGGAATGTCCTTACTTCCAGAATATATATCATCATTTTGCCACTGATAGAGAGATTATTGAGTTTAAATCCACTCCCTGTGCTTTAGTGGCTTTCCACAATAAGCATGATCTCTCCTACTATCAATCCATAGCGTCCGTTGTAAAACGGATGCCAATGTGTTGTTCAGTTGCTCCAAATGGAGAAAAGGTCGTCGAGAATTTGATGACTTATCCAAGTGTGGCAACTACTGTGGGAGATTGTGGTGCACCTTTAATTTGCCTAAATAGGAGTTCTAATCTTGGGACCATTTTTGGTTTCCATATTGGTCAGATGCCTACAAGCAAAATGGGAATTAGCGCAATTGTCACTAAGGAACTTATTGATTATGCGATCAAGCATATGAAGCAAGAAATAGTGCCTGAGGAATGTCTTAATAATATAAAGGAGTCTGTTTTACCACAGGCTATGTCCCTTGAGTTGAAGCCATTGTATCAGGTAACTGAATCTAAGATCCGGAAGAGTATTTTGAGCTGTTTCCAAAGAACAATGAGACCAGCGCACCTCAGACCATTTATCTTTGATGGGAACATCATTGATCCTTATGAGGTTGCTTTGAGTAAATATATAAAACCTAAGACTGCAGTTCCAAACATGCTTATCTTAGAGAAGGCCATTGAACATTATTATAATGATCTTGAGAGATGGTCTAATCTGAGTGACAGACGTATTTTAACGTTTGAAGAAGCAGTGTGTGGAATTAGTGGAAAATTCGGCTCTATAAATAGAGGCAGTTCCACTGGTTACCCTTATAATGTCACACCAGGCTTAAGAACCCGGAAAGATATTTTTGGGGATGATCCAGTCTATGATCTTACACGTCGTAGCGCAATAATTTTGCGCTATGACGTGGAAAAATATATTTCTCATTGTCGAATTGGAGAAAGAACAAAGGTTTATTTTCAAGACTGTTTAAAAGACGAAAGAAGACCATTTGCCAAGGTTGAACAAGGCAAGACCCGTCTCTTCTCCGCTGGACCACTTCATTATTTAGTGGCCTGGCGTATGTACTTTGGCAGTTTTATGATCTTTTATAATGAGAACAAAGTCCAGAATGGCTCAGCTATTGGGGTTAACCCATATAGTGATGAGTGGGATTATATTGCACAACAGCTTTCTCACAGAAATGGGGGAAAGACATGTGGTGCAGGTGATTTTTCTGGATTTGACTCTAGTCAATTGAAGGAGATCTTGATGAGGATCTGCCGTATTATAAACCTTTGGTATGATGATCAACATACTGTTGTGAGGGAAACGATGTTCATGGAAGTGTATAATTCTTTACACCTCCATAATGATTTGGAACCCTTATACTGGGAAGGTTCATTACCATCTGGTCATCCTATGACTGCTATTATAAATACCATATATAATGGTATAGCCTTTCGATATTGTTGGGCTAGAACTTTTGGTGTCCAGGCTCTTGATGAGTTTGGATATAAAATTTTCTTTTCAGCATTAGGGGATGACAATATTTATTCTGTTGATCCCGACAGGATAGGTTTTAATGAGATCACAGTAGGCGCCTTTATGGAGGAACTGGGATTAATTTATACTTCAGAGACAAAGGGAGATCTTAATGAATTCTTAAGAGATTTTCGAGATATTGAATTTCTCAAAAGAAAATTCCGTTTTGGAGAGCATAGATATGAAGCTCCTTTGAACATTAATACTATAAAAGAAATGGTGTTGTGGACGAAGAAGATTGATTCTGACGGAATAACCATAAGCAATGTCCAAAATGCATTATATGAATTAGCATTGCATGGACCTGAAAAATTCAAAGTCTACAAGGATATAATCCTTAGAGATTATGAACGATTCTACGTTCTTGCGGACTTAGCTCATGTTACCTACGAGCGGTGTCATAATTTTGTGATAGACCGAGTAGACTACAAAGGTGCTCCAAGCAGTTCAGTTGATTATCTCAGCCTTACTCAGGCTGAGTATGAGATCGAACTGTCCAACCTTAGGTAGTGTTCTGCCTGTCATGTGGACGTTAAGCACCCTCAGTTTCTAGATCTTAGATGAGCATAAAACCCTGAATAAGTGTTCCTCTTTGCTAGTACTGTTGATATTATGGTGAGCTATTTAGCTTTACTTCCAGTGTGCCATGGGTAGCCCCCGAAACACAGGAGATTTCAGGTACGGGTAGGATGATGAGTGTAATCCTATCTAAGTATATCACTTGGAGACACCAATTTTGAAGATATGGTTAGCCAGCGTACCTCTTCGAGAAAACCTGGCCTTGAAACAATTGCAGATAATATGGACGAGGTAATAGACGCAACTGATGTTCAAGTGGACTATGATTTAGTTCCCATGGATACCAGTTTGTTTAAAGCCTCGACACCCGGTATGGATGTCAACTTGGATAAATATTTTCGGCGCCCAATTTCTATTGCTAGTGGTGTTCTCTCTAATACTGACACTGGAGCTACCAATTTAGGTAATGCTATAGTGTCTGTGTTGGAGAAGAATACCATGTTAATGCGAAAGTTAGAGGGTGCATTTGGTTTTAGGGGTACTTTTTGTATGGAACTTAGAGTTAACGCTCAAAAGTTTCAACAAGGTAGATATATCCTTGGTTTAGTTCCCCACGGGGGTTCATGTAGCGATGGAGCTTGTATCACAGATTCTGCATATTTTAAAATGCACTGTGGTCATATTATTCCATCAACACAGTTACCTCATGTTGAGATAGACTTAGCCAGGCAAACTTCTGCCACTCTTAAGTACCCTTATGTCAATCAGTATCTCTTATTCCCTCAGGCATATCAGTCAACGCCTGGGGGAGGTACGAGAAATGCTGGGGAGATAGGTTATATGTTCTTACGACCTTACGTCGCTCTTTCCGCCATTACTGGGGCATTAAGTTGCCCTTATAGTTTATGGGCTTGGTTTGAAGATGTTGTTGTTGAAGGAATAGCCGTTCCCCAGGGTGATGATTTAGAAGATCCCAGTCCAGAAGGACCTATTGCTAAAGTAGCAAAGAAAGTCACACGATCAAGTGTGATTTGGAAAGATGTTCCTTTTTTGGGTTCATTTGCTAAAACTTTAGGATGGGTTTCAGATAATGTTGCAAGAACTTGCAACGTTTGGGGTTGGTCTAGACCTTTTGGAGGTCAGCCACCTAAGAGAATTCGTCATGGCTTTGATCCTTTCCACACTTGTGGTGAAGGTGTATGGTTAGGCGATTCACTGGCAGTTACACCAGGTAATAGTATTCAAGTACTTCCAGGTGCAGCCGGCATTGCAGAGGATGAATTGGCGATTAACTCTTTTAAAAAGAGATTCGCACATAGGACCACTCTTTCGTGGTCTACCTCTGATAGTGCGGGATCTATATTATCCGGCTCTAGGGTTAGTGTAAACCCTGGTGCTTGTTATTCCACTTTTACAGATAGTGGAGCTACCGTTGTTGCTTATACTCCCATTGGTTTCCTCGCTAACATGTTTTCCATGTACAGAGGGGGCCTAGCTTTGAGAGTGAAGGTGGTTGGTACCACCTTTCATTCAGGAAGATTCATGGTTGCTGTTGATTGGGACCCTACGGGTATCGATAAAACAACAACTTATGATAATGGGGAGCATTTTATGTTACGTCGAATTATTGACGTTCGTGAAAGCAGTGAGGTAGATATCACTATACCTTGGCAGTCTAATACTTCGTGGTTATCATGTAGTGAGAGTAATATGAGTGTCTACTTTTTTGTTGTGGACCCTCTTGTTGCTCCCGCTACTGTTTCAACCACCATTAGTTTGATTGTTGAGGTTGCAGGTGCTGACGACTTAGAGTTCGCAGTACCGTGTAGACTTGGATATTTATCACCATATGTACCTTTTACACCTCAAGGAAGTGATCTGATTCTGGGAGACGGTAATATTGCCACTTCTAGATTAAATTCAGATGGAATTTCCGAGTGTATGTTCTGTATTGGAGAGAAGGTCATGTCTCTCCGATCATTGATTAAGAGATTCCAATATTGGGGGACTACGGCCTCAACCACTGCAATGTATGTTAATCCTTTTAACATTTCATATGCTTATGGTGATGGCACGACAGTTAAAGAAGCGAATTATGCGCCCACGTTTACCCATTTATTAATGAGTATGTTTGCACTTACACGCGGGTCATGGCGTGTTCGTGTGTCTAATATGGCGGGCGGTGAAGTCACTGCACTTCTAGAGATGGGCTGGTCAGGTTCTAGCAGGACCAGCGGTATTACCACTGCGACTGTTAGTCCATCCAGTCTTTATTCTAGTAACAGAAACTGTGCTTCAACTCCGTTGAAGTATGCTGATTCTGATATTGCCGCTGATGTACATATTCCCTTCTATAATTACAATCATTCTGTTTCACAAAGAGGGATGCTTTCGAGCGTATATGCCTCGATTGGTCCTAATTCCTCTTATCAGCAAGCACCACCTGGGCGTCTTGCTGTTATAGGAACAAATGCAGCCGCGCGTGTTGTCTTTGTCGCCGCTGGTGATGATTTTAACATGCAGGGATTCGTCTCAATTCCCCTATTGGTGACTACTACACCAACAAATATTTAGTAGAACACCGTCTTTATGAATAGACGTTAAAGAATCTACTGTCGTTAGGCAGGGAATTTATTCCGAAGACTGTTTATAGCTTTGTGGTTTTGCAAACAGTAACAGAGTTCTACCTCCACTGAAATAAGGTAGAAACTTAGGACGATGCTTATAGCAGCACACCGTATTACCCTGGTGTGTAGAGCCTCGTTTTCACAAGATCCATTATGGACACCGTCTCACGATC